TTCTCTGCATTTATTACAAGTTTTATACACAACACCAGAAGGTTTAACATCAGTTTCAGTTGGTTCCCATAAACACCTGCAACCAGAACAACGATATTCTTGAATATTTTGCGCCATTATGTATTTATATTCAATGAAAAATATATATATATTATCAATTTTTTATTTATATAGAACATAAGGAGACTAGAAAAGATGCATTCTATCCTAACATCATATATAATGAATGGTATGATTTTCATAACTACAAACTACATTAGATGCATAAAATTGTAGTTAGTCGATGTAATACAATTAGGCATAAAAATATTGGGCAAATCTATTTTTATATTAAAAAATGATTTAAGAATTGCTTACTTAATAATGTATATATGATATAAGATGACTACTTATCTGCACGAAAAAATAGAGGTCTTTTACAAGAAAAAAGCATCCATATTTAAAAAACCACTTGAAAAGATTATCAATTCTATGTTAGATAAATGCAGATACATCAATGGAGAAAGTTTAGAGAGACATAATTGGGGAGGTAAACCAATAAAATTAAAACACATTCCGAAAAACATTAGTTCATCACCTTCATTTGAGGAAGAATTGTTAAATGCACTTAATTTAGAAGAAAATGAAAAATCAATAATAGAGTTATTATGGGGAGACATACAACTTGGAAAACGTGTTCAAGCGTGTATAATTATGTGGATTTCCGTTCATATATTTAATAGACCTGTTTTATACATTTTCAGAAATTTAACAATAGACCAAAAACAATTGCAAGAAGATATAGTCGGCACTGAAAAATACAATTTTAATATTGAATTCATAAAATCATTATTTGAAGAATTTAATACTGAACTCCAAGATTATTTTGATGAGAATAATGTAGAATATTGGAAAGATTATAAACTACCAGAACTAAAAGATATTAATAGTAATGGTATTATTGATAAATTAAATAATAAGGAAGCAATAAATTCATCGGACATATTGTGTTGTTTAATGAACCCATCACAATTAGAGAAACTTAATAAAAAATTTAGTGAGTATATTTCGAATAATGATGAACTGGTTAATATAACCACATTAATTGACGAAGGTGATTTAATGTGTGCAACATCTTCCAATGATAGAACAAATAATAATGATAAAAAAGATACTACTGCATGTGAAATAGAGATTGCCAAAATATCTAAGAAGGTAAGATATGTCGTGCATATTACAGGCACACCGAATTCATTATTATGTAATGCTACTACAAGAGTAAGTGATAATATTGATATACAAATACCCATAGGTAAAGTTCATAAAATGAAAAGGTCTGAAGATTATTTTGGATTATTAAATAATTCTATAACTTTTAACACTACGCAAATCAAACCTTGGTGGAACTATATTGATAGCGACACTCGTAAAAAAAAACCTTATGACATTGTGGAGGATTACAATATTAATATTAAAAATTTAATAGAGGAAATACTAAGGAGACCTACAATTAAATACAACTCTTTATTGATAAGTGAAGAAAAAATAAGAGCCAACCAATTCTATTTAGTCGAAATAATAATCAAAGATTTCCCTCATCTGCCTGTTGTAATATATCACGGAAAATGTTTAAGATTATATATTCCTAAAGAATATGAGAAAGAAATTTTAAAATTCTCTGAATGGGATGCTAACCAATCTTCAAACCAAAGATTATGGCAAGAAGGCGGTGTATATAAAGGGGATAAAGAATTTTCGACAAACTCTATAGATACTGAAAAATCTAAAAAATTACCTAATAACTATTGCTATTTTGATATAGATACAAAGAAAGATTTAAATATTAAGCATGTTTATAAATTATTAAGAATTTTCTTTGAAGAAAGTAAAATCCCTATTATTCACAAATCGGTGATAACAATAACTGGTAAGTATGGAGAAAGGGGGTATTCTTTTACAAGCGATGATTATGGTAAGTATTCCTTTCATTTGACTGACCAATATTTTGTGTCTCACGCATCATTAAACTGCACCGATATTTTACAAAGAACAAGATTGCAGGGAAAATATAATGACCCAGAACTTAAAAGTGGTGATATGAAGCTTACTTTATGGACTACAAATGACTTACAAGATATAATACAAAGTTTTTATGTAAAGTTTATAAAAGTAATTGAAAAATATATTATGAGTTGTGATAGTTGGGAAGATATAAAGGTTTTATTAGGAAGCATACTAGATAATGGGGATTGTAAATTTGGTAAATATATGAAATATATTGATGTGGTAAAGAAAAGAAAAAATTTAAAAGTAATTAAACATTATGATGGAAAAAATAATGGGTATAAATTAATCACTATATATGATATGACTGATAATGAAATAAGTGTATGGTGCAAAGAAACTAAATTGCCTGATTATAATTGTATTAATGAAATTAATGAAATGAATATTAATGACTACATTAATATGTTTGGAGAAGATGAGATACAATTTAAATTGATAGATAATTGCGGTTCATTTCATGATACACTAGCAAAATGCAATGAATGGTGTAAAGAAAATAATTTAAAATCTATAGACGATAAATGGGTAACTAAGAGAATTGATCATAAGGATGGCGATATATACTTGGATACTATTACATTTTATGAGGATGGTTGGAAAAAGATGTGTATAAATGATATTAAAAATAATAAAAATAAATTAGGTGATAAGAGGAAAAGAAGGTTCTATTGTGTTTATGATGAAAATGATAAAATATGTATTGCTGTAAAATATATTACTAGTAATCCTAAAAAAATATTACCAGAAGCAACTAACGATTATATTAAAAAAACACCTTACAAAGTTAGTGGCGAAAAAGTAAATTATTCTTTCATTAAAGAAGACTATCTACATCTTAAGAATAGTGATAATGACGAACATAAACCAAATAAATATTATTGGAAAACACCCGATGGATGGTTATATTTGTATGATAAAGATAAACCTGATATTATCTCGTTTGATATAGTAGCACCTATCGCTATTAAAAATGTTGATATACAAGGGAATATACCTACTGAACCATTAATTAACAAAGATATATTGCTATTCGCAACTTCTTGCTGTAAAAAAACGGATAAGGCAAACTTAAGATTTGGAATAAAAGATATATTTCAAATATATGAAAAGTGGTGCGAACAAAATAATATAAAACGTTTGAAAACGCAGAAAAAATTCAAGGAGGAATTTGAGAAATTAAATTACAGGGAAGAAAATAGCAAAGGTGTCGACATCGATAATAACTATGGTAAAAGAGGTTATAATATAATGGTTTCATTATAATGCCGTAAGGGAATAAAGAAATATTATATTAAACCCATAATATATGCTATCATAAACTAATATATATATCCTAATTATTACTATTTTTTTATATTATAATTATCATAAATATCCCAAACACATATAAGATATTTAGAAATAAATATAATAATTAGATGAGTAATCCGAATTCTAAGATTACTCAGATTACTCAGATTACTCAGATTACTCAGATTACTCAGATTACTCAGATATTCAAATATAACTACTTAAAGGAATTGCCAGACGACATCAAGACGCTCATCTATAATCGCGTGTATAAAAGTAATTATTCCCTTGTATTGAATGAGTTGTATGCAAATATTGAGAATAGGAAGCATTACTATAATCTAAAGCAATTCCTCGTATATCAGGATGAGCCGAAGTTAAACCTTTTGAACCATTTATTGACTAACATAAAAACGCAAAGGAGGCGCGAACCTCATAGTAGTATCATATCCTGTTATAAAAATCATTTAACATCTAATCATATATCGAAGGCAAATATAAATAAGTTAAAGATAGCCTCTAATGTATTTGCTTATTTGAATAAAAAAATCGCGAATACATTTATTGCCTTTTTGAAAAACTCTAGGAATGCCATATATAATATATATATTGAAGATAATGGTGAGTATTTTGTGCTAGAATACGATGGGACTTTTTGCTGTTACGCAGATGTATACTTGATGGCGCTGTCTTTTTGGAAGTTTATTAGATGCCAGTTATATGAGTTCTATCAGATACATCTAGAAGCATATAATATACACGTTAATAAATTGCTGAAGGACGATTACGACACGGGGCTATTTTGCTGGTATGTTGGCAATATAAAAGATGAAACTTTGGATAAAAATCTTATAAAAATAAGGAATGAAAATGCTAAGTTATACCGAACAATTCTAAGACATCGCGGATACGTCAATAAAACCGAAGGTTATTACATACATTTTGAGATACGCAATATTATAGATAAATTTGTTATTGAAAATAATACGATGATAATACGATTGAAGGAGTTGTGATGGCTTTATGCTTTATGCTTTATGCTTTGGCTGAAACCAGTTTATTTAATGCTTTTATATTCTTGTCTGTTATGCAATCATCGCTAACTGATTTTTTCGAAAGTTCTGCAATAAGGTCTTTGAAGTATGTGTCGTTTCCCCTAGATATTTCTGAATATTTTGCTTTGAATATGATAGCAAGATTTATATATTCCTTATTTTGTTGAAAAGCATTCCCGTTTTTATTGTAGATATATATACTATTATTGTCCATATACTTTAGAATATCCTTGTCATCAAATATACGCGGGCTCATTTTGTATTTGGTAATCAATTTATCATATACATCATAGTGATGATAATATTTATACTCGGGGCATACTAGTTGCCTATTGGTATATGCAAAGATATTGTCCTTTATGTCATCTACAAATATAGTTCTATTATTAAATACATATTCTGAAATCTTATCGTCGTTCATCGCGGGGTATTTCTTACACAATGATTTGATAATTGTCGGGTATATATTTGCTAATGATTTTTTATAATTATTATTAGATATCGAATTTTCTCTTGTAAAAAATGGGCGATTAACCTTGATATTCAGCGCTTTCTCAATGTTTTTCCCGAGTGCATTATTCGTCCAATCATAGGCGCTATTTGTATAAAAAAATACTTCGACATTCTTAAACTTCTTATTACAAAACGCTATGAATTCTTTAGCAAACGGACGTAATAGCCCGTTCTTCAATTCTTCCTGCATATCAAAGACATCTCTTGGAGGACATACTGCGTGGATGCCCTTCTTCTTGCAGGTATTATATATAAATTCGAGTAAGTCATATTCTTTCCCTAATATATTAACAATTCCTATTATAGTTTTGTCTATATCAAAGATTATTACAAATGGGGTCTTCTTCATAATCCTAATTATCTATTATAATAACTTATAAAAAAGAAATAATAATATAAATAATAATATAAATAATATAAAGATATCGTATTATATAATAATATAATACTAGGTAATACGATGGAAGTAGCTTCAGAATTTGAAAGTGTTCTCAAGACCCTTAAGAATATTGATATGGACACGCTAGAACTTCCTGATACTATTAAATTAGACTTCTATAAGTTTTATAAACAGGCTACAATGGGAGATTGCAATATTAGCGAGCCTTATAGTATCTTCTTTAGGGAACACGCAAAATGGAAGGCGTGGAATAGTATCAAAGGTATGACCACAGAAGACGCAATGATGGAGTATATTAACTATTATAATAATTATATCAAGTAATCATAGTGTTGTGTCTGCAATACTATATAATACCAAGTATAGCATATATAACTTCATTTATAATTATGATAGCATAAGTTATCATAATATTAATGTATTTCTCTAAATCTGGGTATTTGTTTGAACTATATAGTAATAATAATACCATTAGTATGAAAACTGCAGTTAATATCATCTCTACGGCTAGATATAGATTAATCTTGTATACAATTGTATTAACCTTAAGAGGCGTTTTATCCTCTTGAAAGTAATCAGAGAAACTATTTGCAAAAGTATTGATATTAGTATATATTTTATTTTTCAAAAAATATATGTTATCGGTTCCTTTATCTGCATCTGGAAACTCTTTCCCTCTGCCAACTGCGTAATTATTAAATTTATCTGATGGCTGAGCAGTAGGTGTTTCTATGCTTTTATATGTATATATATATTTTAATATTAAATCAGCATTGTCGTGTAATTTATCTAATATATCCTCCTTCTTTATAGTAGCAGGTAATAATTGTTTGATTGTATAGGAACTTTTTATTTCATTATACATCTTTTTAATATCAATGTCTTTTCCTGAAAATTTATTTAGAATATCATCTATGTTTATGGATACGGATGCTGGAGTAGGATCAGGCGGTGTCTTAAGACTATTGGAATATTTAGCATAATCGGTATTATATTTTGTGTGGATATTATCAAAAAGATTTAGAAATATGTTATTTAACTTGTGTATTATTAATGGGTCTTCTATGTTATGTGATATGACATAATGATATATTAAGTATATAAATATTTTGTCCCCTAGCAAATCTTGGGGTGGTTTACTTGTTTCTGTAGAAGTATTATAAAAGCCTGTAGCAGTATTTGTTAGGTATATACTTCTTAACATCTTATTAATATTTGCTTCTTTTTCTTGAGTAGTACCAGTTGGTATTATAAATTTATTATTATTTAATATACCATCTCTATTCAAATCGGTAAGTATTTTGCTAGCATTATCTGCTAATCCAAAGTCTTTATTCAAGAAATTCTTAAAATGTAATTTGTCATAGGATAAGTCCTTTAAATCACATAAAAATGATGATATATTGTCTTGTTTATTTGTGTCCTTATTATTTATAGTATTGATTGTTAGATAAACTACCATATCGGCTGTTTTATATTTACCATCTTCCCCTTCATATAAATCATATAAATCCTTGTATATATATTTATTAAATCCAAATGTGTATATTAAACTATGTAAATAAATATATATGAATATGATGATGATAATTTTATAAATATAATTATCGTTTTTATAAATTTCGCTAACTAAGAAAGGGATTTTAGTATCACTATTACAATACCTATCGTTAATCCATGCAATCACTATATTAAATAAGTTGAATGCAAATGCGGCAAGTATTATAATTGCTATGAATAATAGTAGTTTTACTATGTAATTATAATATACAATTGTCGCATGAATATATAAGTCCGACGAGTTATTATCATAATTAGTGCTAAGAGAGTATTGAGAATTCTTTGCGCTATCATTGAAATTTATAATATAGTTGAGTAGCCTGTATTTATATTTATCTTCCAAAGTAATTTTTGTGGGTTCTTCGGACGTATAATCATTTATATTATCATTTATGCAGTAGATTGTAAATAAAATATAGCTTATTATATTTAATGTCAGAATAGATACAAATGATATTAATACTATAATAATAATTACGATAAAGATAAGCGTCTTAATATCAAAGCTAAGAAAACCTTCGCCCATTATATTAAAATATGATTATATTTATCTCTTTATTTTATATTTATAAATTAATTATTAACTTGCGCTGAATAAGATTATAGGACTTGTTAATAAATAATAAAGCCCCAATATGTAATACCCATATGTTTTTATGTCGGATTTGAAACTATATATGCTATATAGGGGGTTTAATAAACCATCCTGATATTTTATAATAATATAAAAAAATATCAATATCGAATATGTTAGGAGGAAGTTCGTTATCAATACGCTGTATATATAGTATGTATAGTATTTGCCATATACCTCCTTATATACCTTTATGGTATCTGTGAAATGCGAACGACCTTGTTCATAGGTGCTTTTCATCGTAGAAATATCTGGGCTATTCGCTTGTATAGCCTTTAGTTTTGTATCTCTAATCTCTTTTATAGCTGTGTTAGAAACGGAACTCAAAGTATCCTTCACTAATTTTTCTAATGGTGGCAATACGGCGCTGTTATTATTATTATAATTTGCTATAATATAAAAGGTGCTGTCTTTTAATTTTTTTTTAATCAAAGGTTCAAAACCTGCCGCGCTTTCTCTGTCTTTTTGGGCAGCATTATCATAAGTAATTTTACATATACTAAATATTTCTTTTTGTATATTTGCAAACTCAGTGCGATTTGGTGAAAGTATATGTATTGTAAAGCATAGTTTGAATAGGGTTTCTTGTGTTTTATTTGTTGCTTCGATAGGATAGTTTTCAATATAATTGTTTATATTACGATTATTTCCTTTCTGTATTACATTTATATAATAATCATATAAATACGTATAATCAATATTTTCAATCACAAAGGTTTTTAATGCGACTTCATTAGTAAGCAATTTATCGTCTTCTGCCTTATCATTAGAGATACAAAACCACTTTAAATAAGAAAGAAAATAGATAACACCTAGTATCATTATGATTTTTATATAATAATCTACAAAGTCGTATTCTTCATTGTCGCCATAATAATAATTTAAATATCCATAATTTGTAGCACCATAGCCCAGATTTCCTATGATAGCGACAACTAATAATGCTATCAGAAATGCTGCAATAGATTTTTCTATATTTATTTCTCCAAATAAAAATGGGTTATTATAAAAATATTGATAAAAACTACTATTTGCTATATAGTTTGCTTTGTCATAATTTTTCTTTTTGGATAAAAATAGGAAGCTACTAAAAAAGATAGATATTTTCAGAGCAGATAAAAATATCAACGCTAACAATAACATAACTACAATTGCAATAAAAACCCATTCTTTAATTTCATTACTATCCATTATCGTCAAATATTTATAAGTTTCTTATATATATATATTATAAAAATAACAAGTATTCACTTAGATCGCTTTAAAAATCCATAACAATAAGAAGATAGTTATAGGATAGCTTAATCTTAGCAATAATTCTTGGAAATCCGTTAGGACATTATCATTAATATACTTGGATACATAATATGTTAGCATCCTGTCGATAGATATACCTAGCACAATCACTAGAGAAAACAAGGCGAGTTTTATAACCTCTGATTTTTTCATATTCATTCTGTCAAGGAAGTTATAATCGTTCTTATTCTTATACATTTGCTGCTGCTGCTGGGTGGTATTTTGGGACGGCTGCTGCTGCATCATTTGCTGTTGCACTTGTTGCTGCGCCATTTGCTGTTGTTGCTGTTGAGCCATTTGCATTGCTATTTGTTGCTGCGCGATTTGCATAGATTGACTTTGCGGAGGCGGCAGCATTGGCTGCATTTGCTTATCATCATTGCCGTGTCCATCGTTATTAAGAGCGATTTGATGCAATTGCTGGCTGGATATTTTAGAAGAATATGCGCTTTCTTTCTTATCCATAGTATTATTATCATTCAATAAATTATCACCTCCGTATAATAAATTAAGTTCAGTCATTTATATTTATTTATCTATACTATATAAACACATTAATTTATTATTAAGAAAATAAATAAAAATCTTGGCTCTTAACAGAATTAGAAAAATCATATAGTATGAGTAATCTAGATTATGAAAACCTATTTATATATATGTCTTTAGTATTTGCAATAATTATTTTCATATTTCTATTATTTGGCAGTGTATTCGCGTGTGGAAACGTGCAATCGCCTCGAGTTTATGAGCAATTCTTAGATTACCCTACAGATATCAAAATACAAGTTGCAACTACATTCTCGGACTATGAGAAGAAGCTTACTGATGCCGACGAAAAGAAGAAGATAAATGGTATCATAGAAAAAATCAATAATAACAAAATAGGTGTTGAAGAGTTATCTATAATAATAAAAGAACTGACAAAAATTGCAAAGATATCTGAGGAAAATAAGGCAATCTCAACGGGCCCTATACCTGTACCTGTGTCCATACCTGTGTCCATACCTACAAGTAATACTAACACTAACGTGGAGCCTAAGAAAGGCGAACAACCTAAACCTAAACCTTAAATAAATATCTTAGCTTTTAACAGAATAAATATATTATGAATAATCTAGATTATGAAAGTTTATTTATATATATGTCTTTAATATTTGCAATAAGTATTTTCATAGTTCTCTTATATGGCTGTGCTTTTGCGGGGAGCGGCTCAGTATCGCGAACATATGAAAACTTTGTTGGGGATGATAGTGATATTAAAACGCAATTAGTAAGCCTTCTCGCAGACTATGAGAAGAAACTTACTGATGCTGAAGAAAAGAAGAAAATAACTGGTATTATAGAAAAGATTAATACGAATAAAATAGGCGCAAAGGACTTAATATCTCTTACATACGAATTAAAGAAGATAGCGCCAGCAGGTTCTAAGGATACTAAGGATACTAAGGATACTTCGAAGGACGCTAAGGAAACTCCAGTAGTTGCTAAGGATGCTAAGGTTGCAAAAGATGCAAAGGATACAATAGACCCTACGGAGGAAATCAAGAATGACTAATAAGCAGTATCGCTATTGTCGTCTTCGTCTTCACCAGTGTCCTCAGCGTCTTCGTCTGCTCCAGTGTCCTCTGCGTCCTCTTCGTCTTCGCCAGCGGCTTCGCCACCAACACCAGCATTCCCTTGAAAGTAATTATTAAATTGCATTAATTTAACACCATTTTCACTATATTGCTTTTCCTTTGTTTTGTAATCATCAATGTTATCTCTTGAGTAGTCTTCGTTATTATCTTCGTCATCGTCCGAATCGCCTTCAATCTCTTCTTGTTTATATAGGTAATCTATGTAATTCATTTTATATTCAGGGTTTAATATAGACCTTTTAGGGACATTCTTTTGAACAGGTTCGTAATAAAAGATAGCAAATATAATATTATGATTTATTCCCTTGAAATCGTATAGAGAACCCCTATTCGTTTCAAACCGCAGTGTCATTCGCGATAATTTTCCGATAGGATGAAATTCACGCACGGGTATCTTGGTAATAGTTAGTTTTTCGCTATTAATACCTACACTATCTACGCGAAACTTAGCAAGACCTAGCGTATATTTTGAATATGATAATGACCTATATAAATGCTCCTCAATTTCTGGGCATCTCATAATAATATATTTATTACCTATAAAATATACGATACCCGGCGATGTTATTATCCATTTGTTATCGGTGCTAACATTGGGGTTATAATTCTTATTTAAGCGGCTATAAAACATCTTCGCTAAAACGCTATCAGTTCTTAGCGATGGCGGGGATTTGCTAATATATCTGTCAGTGTTATTCGTCGTAGGATATAAATCGAAGCCCAAGTTTTCAGACAATGTCGTCCTTTTCATATCAACTATTAAAGGGGCTTTTGAAAATATGTCTATTAAATTAGATAATTCGGGCGGTGTTGTGGTTTCACTGAACATTATTTCTAAATCATTATTTTGCGTCAGCTCATTGTATTTTGTTATAAATGTTTTAAACGTATAATCACCTGGCGATATATAGATATATTTAAAGATATCCTTGTAATCGATTGAATAATTATAGCCATCGTTTATAATTGTATTATCATCGCTATCGCTGCGTTCCTTCATTCTATACCATATCGGCAAGGTAGCAGGAGGACGCACAAGCACATTATTATTACTATCAATTGTATTAATCATCACGTTAGAAGATGCCATCGCTACATTGTATATTTTAAAGTCTTTTAAAAGTAATACATTGCTACTATTCCAATTGCTTTCAGTATCATATTTCTTACCTATGTATTTCCTCGTATAGAAAACGTTCTTTATTACATCGCAATTATTGAATACATCATAACTAATTACATTGCGATTTTCATCAAATAGCCCAATATACCAAGTAGCATTCAAAATAGACCAGTAGATGTTTAAGTGATTATTAGTAATATCAAAGTTATAGATTGGCATTTCTATAATCCGTGTGCCAATCGTAAAAATCAATATATATATATCTTCCGCATCTTTTTCAATCTGAATACTTATATTGTTAAATATATTATTAATTGTATATACGTGGTTATAACTGAAGTCTATAATATTACATTTAACATTAGTTTCAGCGATTGTTAGCTTGACGCTTAGATTGAACGTGATACCTAGCGTAGCCCCGCCAATCGTAGCATTTCTAATAACATTTGTATTAGCGCTAGTGGCGGTAGCGGCGGTAGCAGCGGTAGCGGCAATATCATTCGCTTTATAGATATTATAGATATTGATAGAATTGCGAAGAATTGCATATCCTCCGCCTGATAATTCTAAATTAGAACTATTGACTACGGCTGCGCCATTTCTAAGCATCAAATCGGCGCTATTACTTATTTGTATCCCATCCGTTATTATTTCATCGTCCGCGTCATTGCCTATATAGTAATACAATTCATTATTGTCCACGTCTATCGTATACATTGCTCGAGGGATACTTGCGTCAATTATTTCCATACCAATAATGTTCTTAAAAGGGGTGCTAAAATTAACAACGTAATTATTGGGATTAGGATACATATTGCGATCCCTATCAGAACTATCAATTATGAAGGTATATGCTTGTTTTATACTATTCTCTTTCATATAATTAATATCTTCAATAGACATTATGCGATTACAATTTACTTATACTAAATAAATTATATAGATTTCTTAAATATAAAATAAGGAATAAAATAAGAAATAAATAAGAAATAAAGAGTATTCTTAATATATTGTTTGTTTTAACCCATTGGTGTTT